ACCTGTTGATCCAGTTGCTCCAACAGCACCAACATCACCAGTAGAGCCGGTAGAACCAATTGCGCCAGTTGCACCAGTTGCGCCAGTAGGACCCATTTCGCCATGTGAACCAGTTGATCCAGTAGGGCCAGTAGGACCAGTTGATCCAGTTGCTCCAGTAGGGCCAGTAGGTCCCATTTCGCCAGTTGATCCAGTTGCTCCAGTTGCACCAACAGCACCAGTTGATCCAGTAGGACCAGTTGATCCAGTTGCTCCAGTTGCTCCAGTAGGGCCAGTAGGGCCAGTAGGTCCCATTTCGCCAGTTGATCCAGTTGCTCCAGTAGGGCCAGTTGCTCCAGTTGCACCAACAGCACCAGTTGCACCAGTAGGGCCAGTAGGTCCCATTTCGCCAGTTGATCCAGTTGCTCCAGTTGCACCAACAGCACCAGTTGATCCAGTAGGACCAGTTGATCCAGTTGCTCCAGTTGATCCAGCAGGGCCAGTTGATCCAGCAGGGCCAGTTGATCCAGTTGCTCCAGTAGGGCCAGTTGATCCAGTTTCACCTGTAGGACCAGTTGCACCAGTAGGACCAGTAGGGCCAGTTGATCCAGTAGGACCTGTTGATCCAGTTGCTCCAGTAGGTCCCATTTCGCCAGTTAATCCAGTAGGACCAGTTAATCCAGTAGGACCAGTTGCTCCAGTAGGACCAGTTGCTCCAGTTGATCCAGTAGGACCCATTTCGCCATGTGAACCAGTTGATCCAGTAGGGCCAGTAGGACCAGTTGATCCAGTTGCTCCAACAGCACCAGTTGATCCAGTTTCACCTGTAGGACCAGTAGCTCCAGTTGCGCCAGTTGCACCGATAGGACCAGTTTCGCCAGTAGAACCAGTAGGACCAGTAGCTCCAGTTGCGCCAACAGCGCCAGTCGGACCTGTTGCTCCAACAGCACCAACAGCACCAGTTGCTCCAGTTGCGCCAGTTGCACCAGTAGGTCCCATTTCGCCGTGTGCACCAGTTGCACCAGTAGAACCAGTTGCTCCAGTTGCTCCAGTTGCTCCAGTAGGGCCAGTAGGTCCCATTTCGCCAGTTGATCCAGTTGCTCCAGTTGCACCAACAGCACCAGTTGATCCAGTAGGACCAGTAGGACCAGTAGGACCAGTTGATCCAGTTGCTCCAGTAGGGCCAGTTGATCCAGTAGGGCCAGTTGCTCCAGTTGGTCCAGTTGATCCAGTTGCTCCAGTTGCTCCAACAGCACCGGTAGGTCCAGTAGGACCAGTTGCGCCAGTAGAACCAGTAGAACCAGTTGGTCCAGTTGGTCCAGTTGCTCCAGTTGCTCCAACAGCACCGGTAGGTCCCATTTCGCCAGTAGGTCCAACAGAACCAGTTGCTCCAGTTGATCCAGTTGATCCAGTAGGTCCCATTTCGCCAGTAGGTCCAACAGAACCAGTTGCTCCAGTTGATCCAGTTGATCCAATAGGACCAGTAGATCCAGTAGGACCAGTTGCGCCATTTGCTCCAGTTGCTCCAACAGCGCCAGTAGGTCCAACATCGCCATTTGCTCCAGTAGGACCAATTTCGCCAGTAGGTCCCATTTCACCAATTGATCCGGCAGCTCCAGTGGGTCCAGTAGGACCAGTTGATCCAATAGGTCCAGCTGCGCCAATAGATCCAGTAGAACCGGTTTCACATGGTTCACATTGTTCACATGTTGCTCCAGCAGGACCTGTTGCACCTGTTGCGCCAATAGAGCCGGTTGCACCTGTAAACCCGTTAGAACCAGTAGGACCTGTTGCACCTGTAAACCCGTTAGAACCAGTAGGACCTGTTGCACCTGTTGCACCTGTAAATCCTGTTGCACCAATAGAACCTGTTGCACCAATAGAACCTGTTGCACCTGTAAATCCTGTTGCACCAATAGAGCCGGTTGCACCTGTAAATCCTGTTGCACCAATAGAGCCGGTTGCACCTGTAAATCCTGTTGCACCTGTAGGACCAGTTGCGCCGGTAAATCCTGTTGCACCTGTAAATCCTGTTGCGCCTGTTGAACCAGTTGCTCCAGTAGCTCCAGTAGGACCTTGTAAACCCAGTCCCAGCAGTGGTTTCTCCACACCAATGAGCACAAACACCCAATTGTCGGCGAAGCCGTTGTCGGCCAGCCCCGCCGCTGAAACGCCCACCATTCGGGCACCAATGCCGCTGACTGTCCCCGCTGCAGCTGGATACAGAATCGTATGCAGGGTACCGTTGGATTCATTAATAGTTATGTTTGAGGTTGTGCTAAAATTATGAATTTCTATCCACGACCCGATTTTACATGTTGCGGCATTAGGCATTTGGACAATTTTATTAGAGGACGGATTGAAAGAGAGAGTTTTATATAAATCGCTAGATGTCAAAACCAATGTCGCACTACTCGTTGAAGTCTGAATCGTCGTTGAAGTGTTAACCAAGTGCGCATAGCTCCCGAGTCCAAATGCAAAATTTTCACTGTCATCAAACAGAGCCTTTGTATTTACATAAATAAGGCCTGTCGGACCAGTCAATTGTGGATTTGACATATACTAATAATATAGATTATATTATGGATAGGCTATTGCGTGGGGATTTTTGATATTTTGTCTAATATTTTGTCTAATATTTTGTCTAATATTTTGTCTAATATTTTGTCTAATATTTTGTCTAATATTTTTATTATACAAAATAGATCTAAAACCCTGTGTGAATTTATTAACTGACGCTTATAGAGGACACGCGTATGTTAGCATAATATATGGTAGAAGTGTCTGCATTTACTCGAGTAGCATAGTAATATGTTCTTGGTCCGGCGGGAACTGTTTTTTCTACAATAGACGGGAAAACTTAATAAAATTTGGTAAAGACATATTTGTAATTATGGTGCATTAAAATATTCGCGTAAAAACAAAATGACAATTGTAAAGCGTTATGTGTTACTGTTGAGCAAAACAAAGATCAGTCAAATCGCCGGGGGAAGCATAAAAATTATAATTTTTACAAAAATAATGAAATTTGTCCATAATGCTTGTGAAAATGCTTATGAATTTAAAATATTTAACGCACTAAATTATTCCGACAAAATGGATTTTGATTTGAAGGTCGTGCATAATTAACATCTGAAAATGTACTTGAGCATTAATGGGTAACGCCTGACGACCTATAGGTTTCTAACCATTTATTAATAGACGCCTTATAGATTACTGTCACTGCTTTGTATTGTACTGGCAGAATTATCTGCGAGTACGTTATCGAATCATTCGTATCTAAGAACCCGGCAGTCGTTGTTGTTAAAGTAACTGCAACTGGCATGCTTAGCTTATAAACAGCGATTCTAGACATAGGCGTATCTGATGTCGGTGACGTGTTTGTGAAGTCCCCGCCAAAATATACCTTTGAATCGGAATATAAAATTGCATTTGTAGTATTGTTTAATCCGGTATGTGTGCCGGAAACATTTTTGATTTGGAAGATCTGATTTGAAGTATCAATTTCTGCTACACGGTTTACGCTTAATGAACCTGTAGTTCCAGTAGCTGTAAAGTCGCCGCATATATACGCGTTTAGGCCCGCGCCGCGATAATATATATTACGAACTGTGCCATTTACGCCTACATCCGACCCGCCGAGCGAAGTGAATTGAGTCCAAGAATTTGAAGTAACACTATATAAACCTATGCGATTTAATGTGGTGGCGCCGGCAGACGTAAAGGCTCCTCCGACGAATAAACTCGCTGTATCATTGACCTTAATGTTGTAAACAGAACCGCTGGTATTCATACCTATAACCGAGTTAGTTACAAATGAATACCATAGGCTATTTGTAATGTTCCATCGTGCAATATAATTAAGGCCCTGGTTACCTGTTGCTAAATTTGTAAAATCGCCGCCAACATATATATCAGTTGCGCCCAATTGCTTAATTGTGCGGACCTGCCCGTTGAGTTTTGGAACGGGAGATGGTGTATTAATCCATTTGCTTGTAGCTCTGTTGATAATCGCTACATTGTGTGCGTTTGCAGAATAAGGAGACGTAGCATTAAATACCTTCTGAAATTCACCTCCGACAAATAAATAATTGTCGGTAGAAGAATAGTAAGTGGCGTAAACATAGCCAACTGCGCCATTTGCTCCTACGCCACGTAATGCAGATGCGCTGGAAGTAGGCAATGTATCGTATGTATTGGGTCCGCCGCCGTCATTAAATACCGTTAAAAAATACACATCTTGTGTAAAAGTATAAGCATTTTGACATGTAAATAATATAGCAAATTAATTTACTTGATATATTATTATTTAACTCGGGACGGGGAATGGGCGTTGATTTTTCTCAACCACCAATGGCTCTGGTATGAAGGTCGGCCCTTTCTTGTAAATATTAGAAGACTCCAATTTCGTAATTTCGGGTTTAAAGCAGGGCGCGGGGTTTACTAAATTAGTAGCGTTAATTCCGAACAAAAATGACTCCGTATCAGCTGCGTTATATGACAACTTATTCCACGGGATTTGAGCAGGCATTAGCCCATCGCCAGGCAACCTTGTATTATATGCCGCTCCATATTGCGAATTCGCATAGAGTGTGTATTGTTCTGAGTTTTTGTATTCCCGTTGTTCTAAACAATAGTTACCGGGGGTATTCTTATTACGTGTAGACGCCATTTATATATACTTTTAAAAAAAGATTGCCGATAGAATGTAATAGGAGTATTTTGAATATTTTGGGTCTTTCGCATATTTTATAAATAACCTTACATAGACGGCAAACCCGATGAGAACTTAGACGATATCGCCGCCTGTAGGTTATCCATGCTCGTTTGGGCAATTTTACCGGTTTCTAAATATTCGCAGATACACGCATGTGTTAAGTACATATAATCATATGCAAACAAAACAAGCAGTCCAAACTCCTCATCGGAGGTCATAAGTCGCTTGGCCGTTTTAAGCATACATTTCCGTAGTTCTGGACTCTCCTTGACCCGAACGTATAGATCGTGAATGGCCGCATTCATTAATTCTTCGTCATATTCTTCTAATTCTAAAATATCCAACAATTCTTGGCGATAGAGTGCATCCCTTACAAACTCCATTTCGCTGGCAGTTATATTGTCGGTTTCCAAAAATACATCAACTGTATTATAACTGCAGGCAACCTTCGTGTTGTACATTACATTATTACTCAACTAATATTTATATCTAAATAAGTAGAAATATTAATTATACGTATTACATCTATACATATTACATCTATGCGTATTGATAAGTGGAGTGCTTGTTAACGTAATCGGTATCCTTTGTCAACTCGCGAGACGGGACACCACCGCGGATCCATCCATCAGAAGCAACATTCTCAATTTGGTTGGCGGGGTTGTTGATTCTCTCTTGAACCGCGGGGAGAAGAGGGGTTTGGTGATACTTAATGTAACTCTTCTCGCTGAGGTTGTTTACGCTGCGCTTGTTCACGATTTGCTCGCCCTGTTGGATCTGGGACTCCATCACGGGGTTAACTGCGCCACGGCCTAAATAAGGGACGGTAGCAAAAGGGCGTTGAAACAAGTCAATATGGCAGCGAGGGTGGGTCTGGATGGTTCCAATCAAAAGTTCAGATGAGTTGTCAATGTTGCATCCACCTGCACCCGAGTTGTAACCACCATTGTACATGATACCCGGCTGGGTCGTAGCTAATTCAATAGGTTTTTTCATAGAGCAATCGGCAGCAAAGTAGTTTTGGGTCATATAATTGCAGGATGCTACATTTTGAATTGTGTTTTGGTCTATGCAACATGCGTCATTTCCAATGCGCGCCATATTATCAAAGGTATAACTAGAGACGTTAGCCATTTATACTATAATAATATAATAATATGCCTTATTTTTATGAATTTAAATGTCTTTGTGTTTCTAAATGTCTACTAAATAGAATATTCACAAAACAGCCAAAATCACATTTGTCGTATTAGACGGTTATGAGTTTTCGCGCTGGACCAGTTAATTATAATTGAAATTTTAATAGGTCAAATATAATTATTTTTATTGTTTTTATTGAGTGCAGTTTAATATACACGTAAAATAAATTGTTATGACTAATGCGTTTAGTACAAGGTGTATCGGTAGTTGTCTTGTACACGAGCAATGGCGCCTTCTGGAGTGGATTCCTTGCCAGAGTATTTGAGGTCGTTATACAGGAACTGAGCATATGCGCTCTGGTCGTTCTCTACGCGAGTGTTTGCAGTGCTGAAAAATGCGCGATTTGACTGATCCAACTCAAAATTCTGGTACAAGTCGCCGTACAGTTGTTTATTTGTATTTTTAATACCGGGGTTCATCATCTGAACCGCCTTCTTCACGTTCTTAGTAATATCCTCGTCAACGTCAACATTGAACGATGGCGGTGCGGATTTTCTCTCCGGGTCATCACTGATTTGTGTCAACAAAACATTGCTAAAGGGATTCTTTTTGTTACCCCCCTTAAATTCACTTTTCAAGACCGAATCCAATGTAACTGGGTTGACATAAGAGTCAGGGTTCTTGTCAAACATCCCGGTTACCTCGTTGCCGCGAATCCTAAACCCCTCGTCCAGCATCTCCTTCGTAACCTTCTGTTTGCGCATCTTGAACAATACGACAATAGCAAACAATGTTAAAACGCCAATGCCGAACACTCTGGGGGACATTGTTACGATATACCCTAAAATCGTAATCAAAATTATAAGCCGAGAGATGGCGTTCAATTTTTGCTCGTAGCCCATATCAGCCGACGGCCACAACTCAGTCATCTGCTCTTTATTAAATAACACAGTAGGATCATTGGCCCAAAATGGAATTGTCATTATATATATAAACAGTTTAAAAAAGTTTAGTCGCCGACCTAATTTTTCTATTTCATATACGCGAACATTTATGCGTAGGTAGATTCTTCTAAATTCTGTTCCAGACCATCCAAGTACCAATTATGCTTATATAATCACTTCTCTGTTTTATGTCTGCACAAATACTTGCAGGCATAAAATAATAATGCTATCATAATAATAATAACAATAGCATAAAAATAAAAATTGAATTGCATTGGCGCCATATCATTAGACAGCATCAGATTAGATACAATATGGAAACATTCACATTACCAACTATACCAGAGGACTTTCAGACGGGTCAGCCCTTTGTTGGCGCGATTCATCCCAGTTTGAAGCAACTAAATGACTATATTACCCGCAAATTTAAACACGATTTTGTAGGCGTTGATATTGTCTCATTGAGCGAGTATGTTGCAACAACAAAGCAGCCGTGGGCAAATGGCTCCTATTATCTGTTTGGTCAATTGCTGACCGATTTTGACGCACCATTAACAAATGAGTTGTTGCAGAAGGCAATTGATACAAATTCGCGACGAATGACTGAATATGGTGCGCCGTGTAATTTTCTGGAGGCCAACAGCGTAAATCACAATATTCGCGTCTTTGAGAACCTCTTATATTTATTGCAAAAATATTACCAACATCCATATGATTTGATGGAATTTTATAAACCCGATGGACTATACATGACAAAATTCATTGAAGAATCCTGCTCCTAATAAACTGTGTTGTTATTTTGATAAACAGTTTGTATTTATGTATTTATTTTTTTCCATTCTTCTTCTTCTTACCACTGTTGGGTTGTGGTTGTGGTTGCTGAGGAGGTGGCTTGGCTCCGCGAGGCGTTCGTTCCGCCTTTTCTGCGGCTCCAAATAGCCCGAACAATTCGGCGTCAGATATGACTGGTTGTTGCATGCGTTCTTGCATTTGCGCACTTGCGCGAGCATCTTGTTCCGCCTTTGCGCGCGCAGTAGATCCGGCCTTTGCACGGATCCGCTCCTTTGTCTTCTCCAATTTCATCCGTTGGTCTAAATTTGCCTGCATTGCGCCCATATTTACCTTTCCTCCTCCTCCTCCCATACCTGCCATACCAGCAAGGTCTCCCATTCCCATCTTACTCAACATGGACTGAATATTTCCCATACCAGGCATATTCTTCATCTTGTTCATCATTTCCGACGCCTCCGCGATAAGCTCTGACTCCTTTAGGTCACCAGATTTTATTTTAGAATCCAACTTGTCGCCCACAGTCTTTACTAATCCCATCAACTTGGTCGGGTTCTTTACAAGCGTCTGAAACACGTCCTTCATATCAGTAGCGCCATCAAAGTCCACGTTCAAGTTTGCGGCGGTCTCTTCGGCAATTTCGCGCGCCAATTGTCCCAACTTTCCGTCCAACATCCCAGTAATGTGTCCATGAAGCTGCTCCGCATCAGGCATGTTTATTCCCGCGCTCTCTCCGTCTGCATCGGTCGGGTCGCCCTCCTTCGCCTCAAATAACCCCTGCATGTGCGAGAGTGTCTCCTCCAACTTGGACTTGAACTCGTCCTGATTGATCGCCTCAAACATTTTTGCCGTATCGCCGAAGGCCTCTTTGTTATTAAGGGTTCCCACAATTGCAAAGGTAATCAACTGCAAATACTTCCAAATGGTCTCCCGCGTCTTCTGCGAGATATCGCATTGCCACAGGTTTTTGAAATGGATATTGGGAAGGAACTCGGTGTCTGTATCCGAGTCCGCCTTGAACATGTCCTCGTTTTGGTATAGAATATCAAAGAATCGCGGGGGTAACTTTTTCTGACAAAATTTGAATAGGAGCTTCACCGCTGTTTGTTTATGTTTGTCGTATGCGGCATCCCTCGCCTCAGCGTCCTCAATGTGACTATAATGCTGTGGGGTTTTAAGCCATTTAATGATAAACGGTTCATATTCGGGAAATGTTGTTCTTATATCGCCAACAAAATCACAAATTACCTTCGTAAATTCTTCGGGAATTGCCTTGCTTTCTTCTGCCATTTAGATAGTATATTTTATATATATTTAAATTCAAATTTAATAAATATATATACTATATACCACATAATTACGTTGCGTACATGAGTCCCGCATTTCCACCAACAAACGTAACCATATTAACGCGCTCCTCCATCAAGTACATGTTAAAATTGTAATCATAAATTCGCCAGGTTGGCTTGTTGATACCTATAAGATCGCCTGTTGTCGGGTCGCAGATTGTTAGCACTTGGGCATACGGGTCAACGGGCGGTGCAATGGTCGTGAATTCAAACTGAACATTAGTGAACCTGCTCATATTCATGGCCCCCGATGGGTTCGGGTTCATCTGGTTTGTATCCAGGCAAAAATTGTAGCAATATAGGCCAGGAGGGGCATTTCCTGATGTTCTAACGTATTTTTCAACAAAATTATACACACCCGCCGGTAACATATTCTCTCTGTATTGGCCATCAAGAAGTATGCCAAGTGCCACCAGAATGTACTGGATGTTTTGCGGATTATAGACGCCGGTTATATACAGGCCGCTTAAAGTACCATCTGGGTTTGCACCCGGACCCATCCCCGGAACAGGCGGCAAGGCCGGATTGATATAGTTGTATGTTCCGCTGCTCGGCGCCACCTGAACGTCCTGCGGCATGTAGTCGTACGGCCAATTGGTATAATTGGACCATTGGTTTCGCAAGTTTGCATCACTTCGCTGGAAATAAAACATCCAACTAATTACCATACCCAGCGAGTCCAAGTTCAACTTGTTTTGCCCGGTAATGTTGTAGAACGGAGTCTCATAAATCTGCCTAATCAAATATTTCTGTTCGTTCTTGGCAAAGAGTTCAGACTCATCATTAGAGAGAAAACAATACGTGCAATTTAGATTGATATCGGCGTTCCACAGAGTTCTCGTATCTATGTATGATGCCGGTCCGAGTGCCACATCTGGCGGCGTTTGCAGGAATCTATAGAACTGCATATAAAATTGGTTGAAATTTGGCGCGACTACTGGGAAATTGTTTGTATAATCCATCACATCGCGTATGGTAAACCATTCATTAATTGGCCGGAATGACACGTTAATCTGTAGCTCGTTATATTGAAGCGCGACGAGCGGGAACGCCTGCATTGTAACCAGGTTAAACCATGCCCCAAGCGGAATGTACAATGTGCGCCCCATGATAGATGGCTGTGCTCCTGCGGGACTGTCAGTGTAATACGCATTTGGGTATGCATTCACGCGTGCACCCGAGTTTGCAGGGTCATTTAATTCGGCGGTTTGACCAATCATCTCATTGAATAGCGCCAACTTTTCTGCGCTAAAGTCTCTCTGTGTGGACGCCAACAAATACTGGCCCGAATATTCTTGTAGTTTTTGGTTGCCGCATGTTATGGTAATGCGGCTAATAATCTGCGCGCCAATATTGTCAATCCACCGGAAGTCATAGGGCGCCCAATCGGTATATACGGTAGCCCCGCTCTGATCCGTGTAAGGCTGTGGAGGCAAAACAGGACTCCAAATAGTAGGCAGATTGATGGAGATGTAACAGTCCATTAACAGATCCGCATAGCGCTTTACCTTGAATACGAAGGTAGACTCATTTGTTAGGCCCAATGTGGGCGTCCCCTCGTAATCCAGCCGAAAGTTCTGTTTCCCGAAATTAGTATACTTTTTATAGGTTGCCTTCCAAAAGGTCTTACTTGGATTACCATTTAGAATAATATTTTGTTGTCCGGCAGCCACAAGGTTCATTAATCCTCCAGCCATATTTAAGTATATTATATATAAATTTTTTAATTCTTAATTTGCTATTAATATAAATTAGTCGCTTAATCCTACATTTTCTTTGGTGCCCTTGTAGTAGCAATTGAGGTATTTTAGTAATATGTAACTACTAAAAATAACTTATTATATTATATTAGATTAATACGAATGGACAAAATTGTACTATTGATTGGTGTTGCGGTGGCCGTCATTTTTATACTACTTGCATATGTTTACATAAAGCGTCGCGTCAACTTGGAACAAAACGAATGCGATTTTATGAATACTTTATACCCCAGTTTAAATGGAAATATCCGACCGATTTCCGCAAACGATTCTGATTGCAGTGGCAACCTATACGATTATTACATTAAAACAGCATTCAATGCATGCTCTGGTGGGTCGTATAAGGATGATTACGTAGATTTATGCAATCTAAAGGCCGTCCTTAAGCAGGGCGTTCGCTGCTTGGATTTTGAGGTGTACTCAATAGATAATCAACCGGTCGTCGCCACTTCTACCTCGGACAGTTTTTTTGTTAAAGAGACGTACAATTCAGTACCATTCAGTGGAGTAATGGAGACCATTGGCGGTTATGCATTTGCGAGCGGAACTGTTCCTAATCCAACTGACCCGCTCATAATTCATTTACGTATTAAGAGTAATAACCAAGAGATGTATTCTAACTTGGCGAGCACACTCAAGTTATACGACAATATCATGCTTGGAAAGGAATATAGCTTTGAAAACTCGGGGACAAATTTAGGGGCAGTCCCGCTCTTAACATTTAAGAACAAAGTTATTTTGGTCGTTGATAAAAGTAACGCCTCCTTTTTGGAGAATGAGGCCTTTTTAGAGTACGTTAATTTAACAAGCAACTCGGTGTTTATGCGAGGATACCGCTACTATGACGTTAAAAATAACCCTGACGTTCAGGAGCTAACCGACTTTAATAAAACTGGCATGACAATTGTATTTCCAGACACAGGAGGCGATCCAGCGAATCCAAGTGCGTTATTGTGCAGAACATATGGATGCCAAATGGTGGCGATGCGCTATCAACAAGTGGACAACTTGTTACTTGAAAATACAGAATTCTTTGACGAGGGAGGGTATGCCTTCTGTTTAAAACCCGCGAATTTAAGGAATCAGATTGTTACTATTCCTGCACCCACGCCGCAGAACCCGGCCTATTCTTATGCCACGCGTAAGGTGGAAACCGACTATTATAGCTTCAAGATTTAATCGCTGCTGAATTATTATATAAAATTTTGTATAATAATTTGTATAATAATTAATCTTCTTATATGTATAAGAAGGTATGGCTCAAAAAAATATATGCAGAGGACTAAAATTCTCTGACTGTGAGTTAGCTATTCTCCGCCAAGCGGTTGATAAAGCAGAAGAAAAAATAGGAAAACGCGTCGTTAACTCGCGCGAAATTCAGCAAGTTATTACTATAGTTGAGGACTTCCTTAAGAAAAAGAGTCTGATTTGCTACGGAGGCACCGCTATAAATAATATACTGCCAATAGATGACCAATTTTATAACAAGGAGATTGAGGTGCCCGACTACGATTTTTTTTCAACGAACGCGTTGCACGATGCGAAGGAATTGGCGGATATTTATTTTAAAAGCGGCTTCACCGATGTAGAAGCGAAATCTGGGCAACACGCCGGGACATATAAGGTCTTCGTAAATTTTATGCCAGTGGCAGATATTACACTTTTGCCCAAGGGCGTCTACAATGCCATCAAAAAGGATGCGTTGCGCGTAGGTGGAATACTATACGCTCCCCCCAACTATTTGAGAATGTCTATGTATCTTGAATTGTCCAGACCTGCCGGAGACACGAGTCGCTGGGAAAAGGTGCTTAAACGTCTAACGCTCTTGAATAAACATTTCCCCGTTACAGGTGTAAATTGCAATTCTGTGGAGTTTCAGCGCGAAATGGAAAATAAAACTGAGGAGGACCACATATATGACAACGTGCGAAATACTCTCATAAACCAGGGTGTCGTATTCTTTGGAGGGTATGCAATTTCTCTCTACTCCCAATACATGCCTAAGAATTTGCGTCATAAGTTGGAGCGTTACGCCGATTTTGATGTGCTGGCCACCGACCCACAAACAACGGCGGAAATTGTCAAGGAACGGCTGGGGGACATTAATATTAAAAACGTAAAGATTGTAAAGCATGCAAATATTGGCGAGGTTATCCCTGAGCATTATGAAGTCCGCGTTGGCAGCGATACAATCGTCTTTATTTACAAACCAATCGCATGCCACAGCTATAACAATCTTAGCATCGGCGGCCAAAATGTCAAAATTGCAACCGTAGACACCATGTTGAGTTTTTATTTGGCATTTGTGTATGCAGACCGCCCCTATTACAATCTCTTTTTGGATAGAATATTGTGCATGTCTAAGTACCTATTTGACGTTCAACAGAAAAACCGTCTGGAGCAAAAGGGTCTGCTTAGACGTTTCAGTATCACATGCTATGGGCACCAAGAGTCTGTGGAAGAAATGCGCGCGCACAAGGCGGAAAAATACAAGGAACTCAAGGAAAAGGGCGACCCTGCAGCATTTGAGGAATTGTTTTTGAACTATAAACCAGGCGATTTAATAAATAAGAAATCTGATGGTATCAAGAAGAAAGAGAGAAAGATAAAAAAGACCAAGACCAAGAAGACGCCTACCAAAAAGACGAAGGCCATTACTAAAAAGACAAAGAAGACCAAGCCGTTTGCGATTTATGGCGGAAGAACTGCGCGAAGACGTTAAATTTAGGCATGACACTTGTCGCCATAACAGTCGTCCAGTTTGTCCTGAAACGTAACTCGTGGGCCGCGTCTTGCAACCCTATATAGAAATACAATACCCGCAAGCGCCATAAGCATTGCCCCCAGAATATACATGGCGTAATCCGGCATGTCAGTGTCCGTCGTCTCAACAATATTAGATACAATTTCTGTTAAATCAGGAACATTACCTAATGAAAACCCGGGGGTTGTTATATCAATATCGTCCATTTTTATAGGACAATATTAATGCTAAATTATTTGAACTTATAAACAGCGACTCTCAAGTATTATGATAAAAATGTCGTATAATATCTTGGAGGCCAATTTGCCGAATACACTCTCTTTAAATTCCACAGGAATGCGCTTACTGATTAAGACGACAAAATATATAAAATATATAATCAGTTTTTCTATTAGCCATTTAATATAGTTAGCGCCCTTGCTAATGAGACTCCAGTCGTTCACATAACTGCACATTTGCGTGTTTGTCTGTTTTATGTAAAACGAATGTATATCTAATAGGCCCGACAAAACCCGATGATAATTAGACTTTTCATTCTTTACGTTCAATAGGTTGCTTATTTTGTCTGCCCCAAATAGGTCTAAATACAGGATCTTCTTATTCGCCTCTGTGTTAAATACAAATGGGGTAATACCGTCCATGTACTTTTTTTCGTATAACACATTCCCGTCTATTAAAAATGGAATATATGACGACTTCACGATTGTTTTCAAAATGTCGGCGACATTTGTGTATTTAGACCTTACTGGTTTTTTGCCCTTTTTAATATTGTGGTACGTAATAAAGAATTTACCGTTAATCTGTTGACATATATCGTGCGGAATATGCGGCCCTAAATACTTGTGTAACTCCTTCACAAATTGTAACTGATATGACTGTCTAAAGTCCGCCGTGATTACTTCATATAAATTTGTCATAAGATGCAATCCGTCAATATAATACAGGAATCCGGCGATGGCACCAACACTGCACCCCGAAATTCTGTTTATTTTCACATAATTGCGCTTCTCCATTTCCTTTAAAAAATACAAGGCACCTACCAGATAGCTCCCGTTAAATGCACCGCCGTCCAACACCAAGTCTAAAACTAACGGCTCCTTTGAGTTTTTTATATCGTCTGGTAAATTATCTATTAATTTTGCAACAAATTCATTAATCATTGAACTATTATAGTCAAGTATTTACTATTTCATAATAAAACGAAATTTATTATACAATTTTTTTGTTCTCCAGTAATCTTTTTACAAAATCGTGTTCATTCTTGTATTGCACGTAAAAATTTATCAACTCGGCCGGAGAATACAACAACTCCTGTATTTTTTTCAATTTGCCACTATTTAAGGCGCTCCCAAATAGATGCCTATACATCTCCGCGATTGTTTTGTGGCTGGCATTTTTCAATTCGTGCGTTATGTCAATTCTTCCTGGCCGCGTCAGGGCTGGGTCAAGTTTACTATAATGATTTGAAGAAATTACCAATATTCTCCCCGGAGTCTCTCTAATTCCGTCCCATAAATTCAGAATATCGTCCAACGTAATCGGGTCTTCGCTAACGGAAAGGGGAAATTTGGCCGTTTTTAGCTCGTTTGTCTCACAAATACTCTGCATCAATTCGCATAATTTTGCGGTTTCGGTAACATCCGTTTCGGCTACAGCTGGACTACGATTGCGGTCTAATATAATGTCCCCAATGCAATCAATGTCTTCAAAAACAATAATTTTCTTGTCAAAAGTGACCGAATCCTTTTCATTACAGCACGAATAGGTGTTTTCAAAGAAGAAACTCTCCAACTGTTTTTTGGTCTTGATAATTTTAAGCGGAATCACGACAAGGTGACGATTTGTGTGTTTTGCGAGCGCCTTGATAAATGATGTCTTGCCAGTGCCGGGTGGGCCATGCAGCCCAATCCCAAGCGAGTACGGTATCCCTTTTTCATAATACCAGTCCTTGTTTTTCAAGAAATAGTCAATATGCGCCACCAACTGCTGCTTTCCATCAAAAAACATGTTTTGAAATGTTCGCGCGCTGTCAAACACATCTTCCCGCCAACAACTCAAAATACCCTCATCGCCTTTTTGATTTACGCTATCTAAACTATATATAAACCTATTATTGCTGCGAATTTCTTTAACCGACGCCACGTATCGCTCGGTAATATTGTCCACGTACGCCTTTAGAAAACTAATTGAATGCACATAGGAGTATATCTGAAATGTCATTTTTTCCGTTTTCGTATATTGTTTGTCCTTCTCGTCGCCCGTCTCTTCCCTCACTATTTCTACGCGGACGTAAATATTGTCGTCCAATTTAACCGGCGTTCGTTGGTCAACCATGAAGATCTCGTGCGATTTATGCGTATCTGCTGTTGCCGCTGCCGCTGCTTGGCATGTGCTATAGGTTTCTTTAATTTGACGAATCGTGTCCAGTTTGTCAATATTAGAAATAACATGATTAGAAAGGGCCTTGAATCGGGTGCTATATATTGCCGAAATATTGGGGTTCAGGTTATACGCGCACACGATGGAAATTTTTTTGCCTTCAACGACAACGACATTTTTCCGCCAAATAAGGCTCTTGAGGGTGTCTGCTGTGATATTTGACAGCATATCCAGGATGTCACAGTTATTTACATAATTCAGAATGTATCCATATATGCCAATGAGCAGAGTTGACGCTATTGTGTCATATGCCGGGTTACCGGTTTTCATCCAATTATAGAGGGTTATTTTGCTGATATTTCCATACGTAGATGTTAACATGTCTATAAATCCGGCGAACGTCATAATTATTTATTATATGTAAATAATGATGTAATTTTAAGTTTGTTTACAAGTGAATATTTGCGGCTAAAATGCACCAAAATGAGTCATAACCTTATTCAGAAAGTAGAATAGGAGTCCAAAAAGGGCGCTTGTAAACATGAAACCGTTAATATTCATGTTTCCGTCGTTAGAAAACAACACGGGGAAATATCCAAATAGAAATTTGCGGAAAAATGGCAGCTGAAATAAAAAGTACATCACTGCGAGGAGTAGAGGAGTCTGAATTTCGTTATACATGTCGTCCAATGAATCCTGCGCCCGGGTGTTTTTATTGTGGGCTTGCACCATGTCGGACGTCTGCTCATAGTTTTTGATGTAATCAGTATTATCTTGGGGAGGAGGCACATAATTCGGCTGAACATATGGGTCCGTGCTGATATTATTTGTATTCATTGGGATGTCGCGTGATGGCAGTTGGGTTGCCCCGCTAATGCTCGCATGTTGAAGGCCGCTTACAATCTGGCTAATAGTTGCCTGGTCTAAACTGACGCCTGCACCTCCGCCACCACCTGTTCCAGCAATAACGTGATTTTGGTGTTGCGCCCCTGCATGTTCAGAAGCAGACATTGATATATTATTACTCACATTCCCACCGCCAACAGGATCGGTGGGCAAGTCTAAAATACTTGTTGAGTCGCCCATAATTAGTACAAATATTGATTGATTATAAAGTTTACGCAAACATTATTCAAAAGTAACCGTTTTCGCACCAGACACACATTTTGTTGCAACCTGTGAGTATTTCACACATTTCCCGTTATTTTTATAAATTTTATCCTTAAGTTCTTCTATTGGTGGGGCATGAAAGATCATACAATCCTTGTTCTTACATACAGTTCTAAAGAGAGAAGCCAGACCAAACCCCAATAAGATGGACATTATTAGTTTACCACTTTCAGTGTGCACAAATCTTCCAAGATACATTCCTGTTATATTACTGTGTTAATTTCTTTTTTCACGAAATAGTAATACTAATAGTAATAATACTTGTTAAATATAGCTAAATTTAACAGATATAGGTCATTTTAGGATTGCATAGGAACGCTGGATATTTTAGATTCGTCCGCCGGGCACTCAACTACATGTTCTTCAAAGTAAAAACAATTATCGGCCTTATCTCTAAGCAATACCTTTCCGACTGTTTCGGGGCTGGGATATATGTAGATTGTCTTCATTTCCGGACCTAAAACGTAAATAAAAAATAGACCGACTGCGAAACTTATCAAAAATACCGGAATTGAAATATAGTTTAATAGCATTATATAATTTACACATAATTTATTTTTACATCTATGGAGCCATTTCAAATGCCATTTATTTATAACCAAAACTTACACATAATTATTTACAGTTTATACTTACCCCAAGACATTCCTCTTCCAACGCAATAATCCCTTCTATTTAATTCGATAATCTTATTTTGGCGTATATGTTCTGCCCAGGTTCTCGTGGGTCCAACTGTATATGCCTGTTCCCACCCTTTTGTAAACATGGTATCATCAATCATAACAATTGTATCACGATGCGATAAATGAAAACAATTTGTCATATCTGCATTTGCTATTTCATAATCGTGGCCACCATCAATAAATATAACGTCGAATTTAGCGTCCTTGTTATTTTCTAAATAAATAGGTATAGTCGTTCTGCTATCGCCCAGAATTAATTTATGTCTATTTGGGTAAGTAGCATCAATATACCTTTTTGCAGGTGCAATGTAGTCGTGTGCTCCTAAGTCAAACGAAGTCAGGGTTAAGCTCCTATTATTTTTCAAAAATACTTCAGCAGAATGTCCTGCATTAAATCCGATCTCCATTACATTTATGTTTGGTTTACTTGTTAATTGTACTAAATCCGCTACTTGTTGTGGCACTTGCTGACTATACCCTTCAAAAGAGTGAAACCCGTTACGGTTTAAAAAAGATGTAATTGACATTTATAATATTTACAATATTTTAAATTTTATAAATTACACCCAAGTATAACAGCGCTAATTATAAGTTATATACCATTGTTTCCGGGTAGTGGACACTAAGGGGCTTTACGGCGGCTTAACTATCAGGTTCGGCTCGTCCATTAAAACCGCCTCTTCGCTACTGTCAGATTCAATAACAAGCGCGGGTCGTTTCTTTTCTACTACTTCTTCCATTCCAATCTTGAACGAAACAACGCGGTCAGCATAATTAGAATATGATAGCTGCTGAATACTATGCTTGTTTTGGATTAAATTACACGTGTTTGTGTCTTCATTATGCCACACGCCGATTTCATTGTATTTCAGCGTGCGAATTGTCTTCATTAACGGGACCAATGTATTGTCATATATAGTGGCCGCATCGCGCGCGTATTGCACATTGTTGGTTTCATTCATCTTCTTTATGCAGCCCTTTATTTCATCTATCTGCGCATAGTAATTTGTGATGGCCTCGTTTAATTCTCGTTGTTTGTCATCATTGTCTACAATATTGTTATACGTTTCAAGGTATGCCTCGTATAGCGAGCTATAAAACGAAATATCCTCCTTTAATGTCTCAAATCGCGTTAATGCTGCCTCCGTCGTATTATATCCAAATAGGGCCTTGTTTTTTTCGTCTATTACGTTGTTTTTTAGACCAGCCATTTCAGTCTGGATTGTATTTAAAAGATTTGGTAGTAACTCCACCTTTCCCACCCGAATCTTAATATCTAAACTACACGGATCAACGATTATGCCGCATGATGCGTTGCATTGGCGATACGATTCCTCCTTGTCCGTCTCTTCAAAGAACAAGGTTTTAAATAATGTTCCGCCCGGCCGCTTACAATTTATACATTTGGGCTTAAGTTTCAGAAATTCGGCGCGTTTCTCTCTATTACTTAGATTGGCGTTGTTTAATATCTTCTTCTTGTTCGCGTTGTTCTGCGTTTCGTACTTGAATTTAAGTTTGAAATATTCATTTAGGGCCTCTTTAACATCCATTATGGCTGTTGTATTTGAATCCATATATATAATACCAAATAAATTATTTGGCAATAAACTCATATACGACTAAGCAAGGGCTATACGAATGTAACCGGGCTAATAACGCGGCTTTGAATGTATAACGTCATACTCGCTCTCCCACTCAGGCAAACCTGTAATAATTTCCTGATGCGCAATACGCTTTGCCTGCTGAAATTTCTGAACCTTGGATAAAATGTATTCCTGCTTTTCCTTGTTCTTTCTTTGTATTTCAGCAGGAGTAAGTTTCCCCTTATACTTATAAAGCAGCACCAGTCCTAAAATAAGCAGGAATGCGATGAATAAACCAATGTTAAATACGGTATTGTGAAAGTTATCCCGCACAGCATGACACTGTTTGAGTGTTTGATGCAAAAAGTATTTTACACCCGGTTCTGTAAGTGCCGGTTTAGAAAACTCCATAGTAATTATAGTTAAAATAATAAATTAAATTATACACATTATCTATATGGATAACGCCTGGTGGAGTATCTTAATATTTTTATTTACAACATTCGTGTATTATTATTTAGTACCGTCTCCTACCATGGAGAGCTTTAGCAGCGGGCAGAACAATAACTACACGTATTTGGCTATCTATGTGTTTGTCGTAATGCTCGGACAGTTTGGTCTCAATGCGGCAATCATCAATAGCACATGTGGCGGAACAACGGCAGAAACACTGAGCTCGGCCGGTTTTTATACCTTTATTCCGTGGACGCTGGTCTTTGGCGTGTTGGCGTTGATTTTAATTGTTTACCCCGGCTTTAAATCCGCATTTTCCGATGTAGTCGGGTATTTCTGGGTTTCTGGGGGTGTGAAAAAAATATTAGACACGTTATTGATGAACGCCGCGCCCGGGACAGAGTCTGATGGTAACATGCAGTCTGTTTCCGATATGATAGTCAAAATATATAGCAATAACTCATTGTTGGTTAACCAAATTGTCCCGTCTAATTTTGACAAATATTGGGGAATTTTACAACCGTTAATGAAACCAGAGTATAGAGGCGATGGCGGAAACGAGCTTAAAGGACAATTCTTCCAATTGGTGTCTACCAGGGACAAAATCGGCGAGTGCATGTGGTACCTATACGCCGGTATCTTGGTGGTGTCCCTTGTCCAGCTGAATATTGCGACAGGTGGGTGTGTTAGTAGCCCAGCAACCATGGCCAAAAGAAATCAACAGTTTTTAGCAGAAAGCGAGGCGGCAAACAAGAAAAAACAATTGGCCGCCAGCACAACATACAAGATCGCCGCATAAGAATCACGCGAGTCTGTTGGATCGTTGAAAATCTTATAATAAATTATAGCGTATTTATAAGTTATTATATGTCAGACAATTGGGTGGACTGGGAGTGCGAGGATAATCAGGCTTCAGCTGTTCCCAGTGCGGAACGGATAAAACAATTGCAAGAGAGAAAACTAATTGAAGAAGCGGATAATGCGCTAACGCGCGAACTGTTTGCTATAGGGAATGTCGCCGACACAAAACTGCCTGCTAAGAAAAAGAAATCGGGTCGTTCTTTGGTAAAAGCTCAGAAAAGGTGACAGAACAATTGATGTGTGGGTTATAGCCGCGGATTTGCTACATAATACATGACAAACAAATAGCACAAAATTCCTAAACATAGCGATAGCAGCCAAATAGGAAAAATTGTCTTATTTCTGTATCCAATACCGAATTCGCGGATACTTCCATCCCGATTGTACAAACAAGCGGGTTTCATTGTTTGAATTGTTCCAAAAATAATAATAAACATTACAACAGACACCAGCGTAACATTTTCTCTAATATAGCCTCTGTACATGTTATATATCTATGATATAATTATACAAAATTTTTATAATTATATTCTACTAAATTCTACTCTATTAAATTTTATTGAATTTTATTAAATTCTAAAGGGCCTAATTGTCCTCTTGGTAGTCATCATATTCCTCCTCCGGCGCTCCAACGCCATCAGTATTGCCATCAAAATACGTTTCATTCATAAATTCCATATCATACGCCTCTTCATCTATTTCAGCGTCCACCTGTTGCTGTTCCATGTATTCGCCCAATAAAATGTCAATATTTTCGTCGTTTGCATCGCCATTCTTCTTCCTAATGTTTCTCTCCGCCTTGGTCATCTCATCTCTAAACTCCTGCTCTTCGTCGTAGAAATCCTTGTCCAATGCAGTCAGGCCCTTCTGCATTCCCTTGCTGTACATACCCAACTTATTTGACTTTAAAATGGTGTCAGCATCTCTCGCCTCGTCCGTCATCTTCTTAAGTCTGTCCGTCACGAGGTCCTTTTCTCTCTCTCTTAATTTGAAAACACGGTCCTGAATATCCTCGTATGAGGTGTCAATGGTATTCTTCTCGGTATTCATTATGTCAATAAAGGCAACAAACAATTCGGCCAGTTTTTGTCTGAGCTCCTTCTTATTACCCGTTAGCAATCGCGTTTCCGTTTGATTTCTGGAGGTCATCGCAAGGTCTACTCTGGTTTCGGTCTCCTCCACATACTCTGTCGCGAAAACGTCGTCCACTGTGTTGGTCGGTTTGACCGCCCGAACTATCATGTCGTCCTCGTCTGACAACTCAATATAATTGATAAACACGCGCAACAAATAGTACTCAAACAAAAATCGGCTCGTTCTTTCATCAAAAATGGGCTTCAAGGTCTTATCTTCGCCAAGTTTAATACCCGTAAAGCTCGGTGTTATGTTTGCAAGAAGAACCAGGTTTTTACACGACTGTTGTATAGTTGTAAGAATGTTTTGCAGAGCGGGTATACCATAAAAGTGATTGAGACCTTCATAATACTCGCTAATAGATTTCTTCAATTTATTTGCGTGATTTCGCGAAAACCCGTAGTAACTTGGTATGTGAGTATCGTCATAATGAACCTTGTTTAGAATAATATTGGGGAACACATTGACGAAATTATTAATGAAGTTCTTGTAAAACCCGACAATGTTATACAACTTATCATCGGAGATTTTAATGGCGTCGTTTCTGGTTGACGTGTCGGCCGACCAATTTGCGAGGTTTGCAATGGCACCCGTCATTTTTCTCACTGCACCGTTTGTGATAACCGAGCCAGTATTTCTTTGAACAAACTCGCTAATCTCCGCCTTCATGGACTCAATATTCTTTATCAGAAAGTTGTTGAGCGCCTTCGCCTCTTTTGTATAATTTTCACTTGCAACCTCGTATGTATCCAATGAATCGCGAATTAGATCACGGAGCGACTGTTCAACTACTTCCTCTGGCTCGTCCTGTATGGATTCCAGAAGCTTTGTCAGTTTTGTAATGGAGGACACCTCATGATCCTTGAAATCTATATTAATGATGTTCTGCTGGCCAATAATCTGAAGTAGTCTTAGGAAATGCTCGCTGTTATAAACTCGGCCATCATCCTTCAACTTTTGGATAATCTGTTCGTCAGAATCATTTGGGTCAATAAGGCCAATGTCTGGTTTACCCGTGCACAGCGGAAGCAAATCCGGGGGGATGGGTATCAAGGACTTGAATTTGCAAAAGGAAATAAAGGCCAGATAGATTGTTTTCTCGCTGAAATCATTGCTAATTGCAGGGTACTTGTTTTTCGTGTTGACTGTGCTGAAAAACAGACCAGCAGTTGAATAGCTTAAAATATCGGCCATCATATTAGACAACTGCGTAACAATATCGTTGTATTCGGGAATTCGCTGGTCGCGTCTTGAAAAGTACTCAATGGTTGATTCCAGTTCGTTGCTTTCACAGCACGCGTTTTCCAAATAAGGCTCGTTTGCAGATGTATGAAGTAGCAATTTGTGGCTTTGAACGACGGATTGGATTCTTTCTATAAGCGCAAGAGAGAACTGGATAATCTTTGACTCAATAACACTCAACTTTTCACGCTGATTGATTGCACCCGTTCTTAGGTCCGACATTAAGGACTTTTTGAATTCCGTAGAAATATTCACCAAATGTTTAATCTTAAAGTTGACCAACGGGGGTAAAAACTGTGCCCATTTGTCTATAGCATGCTCCTCAGGTATGTCGTCTGCTGGGTGACTCAACAAGTATTCTGTTTTCTCCTCCATCTTCCTTTTAACGTCTGGAATGGCCAATAACACGTCGTTGATTGCACCCTTGATTTTGGTGATAATGTTTTCGCTCTTTTTGCCCTTTAACACACTCCATGGCTCACCGGAGTCGCGTATGTCATATGCAACACATCCCAAATAAGTTAAGCTCCCCATATCTCCGGCGCCCTCAAATGGATATCCCGTGAACGAACGAACGCATCCTGGGTGGGTTTTCCTTGTTTTCACCGATGGAACAGATGTTTGAACCGCGATTAAAAACATACCCAGCGTGTAATATAGAATCGCCGTATTGTACACCTCCTTGTACTGCGGGATCTTCTTGCCCTTCTCGGCCATTTCTCGCACCTTTCGCTTGTGGTCGGATTCGGTATCAACCGTATCTCTAATGGAAGAGAGAACAGAGTTAATTATGAACTCCTTTTGATTCGCAATATTTATACCCATTGCAAACGACAGCGTATTGACAATATTGTTAATCATCTTAGAATCCGGGGTATCGTACACAATCTTCTTTTCGGCGGGGGCGGACACGATTTTATTACCAGCGTCGTCCTCCATGACGGCCCGGGTGGAAATTTTAAACCCTTCGTCGTAGCCCTCTTCAACATCAAATTCCGTTGGACAAATCGCCCAACCACTGTTTTCGTCGCACCACCATTCACCGTCGTCACTCTGTTTCCCTATTTTAGACTTGACAATTTCAAGATATTCGCGGAAAGCATATTGGCCATTCACCACAAAGGCATTCGCCAAGTCAAACTTGAACGTCGGCAATATCGGTACACTCGTTTTGTTGCAGTAAAGCCAATGTTCCGTTTCAACTTCATTCAGCGGCCCAATACCTCTAATATATGGCCGCGTGTATGTGTTTACGAACTTAATAATGTCGTGCTGCTTGCGCACAAAATCCGTTTGCCGCAGAATCAAATTGAGGATTTGTTGGTAAGGAGACACTGGGCGAGAGCTGCTTTCATCTGCAGATGTACCGAGTTTATACTTTTGGTTGTTATACTTGAACATGTTCGCGGTTTCAATCTTGGTCAGCGATGTAATGACGGACCGTAAATAGTCAAATTTACTTGTGATGTACTCTTTTAAATCCTTCTTTGACATTTTGTATTTTGTATCAAACTCGCTCATGACGTCCTTAAGAAGTTTTGCTTGCAGACCCAATTCATTTTCCTCCATGCTCTCGCATTTGTCGTCCACCTTGCCTGGGACATTTATGCACTGTTCTTGCATGTCGCATAATATAGATGACTCATCAGTGTTGATATTCTCCTTACTCACATCCGTATCCAATTCCCATTTGTTGTTTCTTCGGACGTAGAACGCAACCTGGTCTTCCGGATCTCCTCTGTCCCCCTTATACAATATGGCGAACTGCCCATCAACAACGCGCTTATGGCCGTCAATCAACGTATTCGCCAGATACTCTGCATCAGACTCGGACATCTTCTTCTTTTGTAATAGGTCCCGCACTATATATCCACGTAGTTCATCCGGCGACATGACCATGACCTCCTTACCGTAAGACTCCTCCAATATACCGTAATTTGTCTTGTCGTATTTTTTATCAAAATAAATGAGCTTGTCATCGTCGCCGGTTAGCTGATCCATAGAAGAGTAGTACTTGGCGATCGTTATGGTTTTGCACTTATTGTCGGCATTGTCCGCCTTTAGCTTCTTGTCCATTTGGAGTTGTTCCTCCTCAAAGAGGGTGGAAAATTCGCTGGGAAACGTGAGCGGGAAATTCTGAACAGCAAGGGCCGTCGTGTATAGGCGGGTATAGTCCTTCAGCGTTAACTTGCGCAGAATTTCGGAATTAGAAAAAGTCTGCTCGGGGTCCGTCATGCCGTATCCTTCTATAATGACCTCATTTCGCATCTTTTTAAGAATATCAATGACGGAAAACGCTTTTGCAGGCACAACTGTCTTTTGCATCATTCGCGACTGATATATCATCTTGAAGATTCTGGAACGCTCTATAAACTTCTTGTTGTATTCCGAAATTCGCGTATCTATAAACTCTACAATTTCCTTGTATTGCATATACGTTAAATCGTCTGCATAGACCAAGAAGGGTTCAAGATATGACACGACTTCTACAATGGACAGCTTTCCGGTAATGTATTTTTTCATGAGATTGAAGAGGACCTTTGTCTTGGGTATAATCGCGTTTGCGAAACTCTCGTATATTTGTGCGCGCGTCATATTCTTTGTCGCATCGTCTCCCAAATTCAACGCGAAGTTCTTAATGTTGTTCGCGAAGTTCTGCTCATTAAACTCTATTCCGGTTTCAAGATTGTCAACAAAGGTTGTGCTGACATTCGTCTTCTTTTTCAGCAGCTGCCAGTAACTGAGGAACGCTTGGTTCAAGTTCGCTCTCTCCAATATGCTGGTCCCTGGAAGATTTATTTTGGAAAATCGGATAACGGGCTCTGGAAGGGTAATAAATGATTTAATAGAAAGGACATCATTGTCTGTAATATTT